GATGTTCCCGCGGGTGTGCGTGCGAACAACAGAAATCGTGCGCCCATGCGCGGGAACATCTATGTCGGCACACATAATTTACGGAGATTTGTTGGAGGCGTCATGAAGAAAAAGGACAATGAGAAGCTGCGAAAGTGGCAGAACCTATACAAACAGGCGCTGGCCAAGTATCAGACCGAGCTGGATGAAATGGATTCCAGGGAAAAGCTGTACGCAGGATCCGAATCCATCAAGCAGATTACCTGCCGTGATTTCAAGCGCGAGACAAAGCACGTCAGAAACATCACGGCAGAGATCATAGAGGCCCAGGTCAACAGCACGATTCCGCAGCCTAAAGTCACAGCCAGAAGAAAAGCAGACGAACATCTGGCGACGATCATCGAGGATATGCTTCGCAACGAGATCAACCGTCTGCCGTTTGAGGTCATGAACGACATCAACTCCAGGACCGTCCCTATCCAGGGCGGCGCCTTCTACCATGTTGAGTGGGATGAGAGTCAGCGCACGCCCGTCACATCCGGTGAGCTGTGCGTATCGACAAGGCATCCGAAGTCTGTGATCCCACAGCCGGGAGTGACCACGTCCATTGAGGACATGGACTATATCTTCCTTGAGATCCCGCAGACGAGGGAGTACATCCTTCAGAAGTACGGCATTGACGTATATAGGGAATCCGAGGAACGGCCGGACATTCGCGGCACAGAGGTTGAGGAAGCACCTGAAATGGTGACGCAGATCATCTGCTATTTCCGCAATGACAAGGGTGGCATCGGCAAATTCAGCTGGGTCGGAGACAAAGTCATTGAGGACCTGGACAACTATCAAAAGCGGAGAGTCAGGCGATGCGTGAAATGTGGCGCTCTGGAACCGCTGGAGGCAATGGAGAATGCGATTCCTAAAGGGGATGACATGGACCCGAACCTGGAGGAAATGCGATTCCTGAAGGCCACGAAGCCCAGGAGCGGGAGCGGCAAGGTTGTCTGTCCTTACTGCGGAGCATCCAAGTGGGAAGAACAGGAAAATGATTTTGAGGAGCTGCAGGAACCGCTCAACCTGTCGGATGGTTCCGTCATTGCACCGAATGATGAATGGGAGGAACCGACCGGGACCTTCGACGAGCTGACAGGCAGGGAGATCCTGAAGCATCGAGTAGAACCGAGACGCATCCCATACTTTGAACCGAATATGTATCCCATCGTGCTGGTGAAGAACACCAGCATCCACGGCAAGTTCCTGGGATCCTCTGACGTAGACTTCATCAGCTACCAGCAGAACACGACGAACCGGCTGGCAGCAAAGGTGTGCGACAAGCTCATGAAGTCCGGGTCTTACATCACGCTGCCTCCTGATGCGAGGCTGAAAGAGAACGGAGAGGACGGGAAGATTATCCGCCTGACGAAGCCGAATGAGAAGGACTACATCGGCGTGTTCGATATGGAGGCATCCATTGCTCAGGACATGGAGTACATGGAACACGTCTACCAGGAGGCCCGGCAGATCATCGGTGTGACGGACAGCTTCCAGGGACGAAACGATCCCACGGCCACGTCCGGCAGAGCAAAAGAATTCGCTGCAGCTCAGAGCGCAGGCCGTTTGGAATCCAAGCGGGTGATGCGGGATTCGGCATTCGCAGATATGTTCCGGCTGATGTTCCTTTGGAAGTTGGCATATGCGGATGAACCGAGGCCGGTCGTATCTCAGGATGCACAGGGCAACACAGTCTATTCGGAATTCAACCGATATGATTTCCTGCGGAAAGACGATGCCGGCAACTTCTATTGGTTGACGGACTTCATCTTTTCGACGGATGTCACAGCGCCTCTGGCCAACAACAGGCAGGCCATGTGGGAGGAGACGAGGGCAAACTTCCAGAGCGGTGCCTTTGGCCCACCGGAAGATCCGCAGACACGAATCATGTATTGGGGAAAGATGGCACAGCTGCATTATCCGGGAGCGGAGGATATCAAGACCGAGCTTCAGGAGGAGTATCAGCGCCAGCAGGAAATGATTGCCCAGCAGCAGGCAGAGCAGGCAGAGATTCAGCGACAGGCGCTGGAAGCTGCCAGAGCGGATGCTGCAGCGGCAAGCCAACAGGCACAGCCGGTACAGCCTGCACAGCAGGAAGATGGAATGCAGCTGCCTGACAATATGAGGATGGCAATCGAGAACATGGCGCGAGAGCAGGCCATGAAGGATGCCGGTATCAGTTAACTGTTCGCATGGCGATAGCGTTTTTAAAAATGCCAATCCAAAGAAAGGAGGGGAGACATATGGCTGAAACCAATCCGTATGCTGGTAAGATCAAGCACCAGGGTCCCCAGGAAGTAAAGGGTCCCTATGCCGAGACCGGCGATAAGGGCAAGGTTGTTGTCCATACCGGCAGCGACCTGCGGGCCGGCAAAGGCTGATCCCCGGAGCGGGGACACTTCGTGAGGCTGGCACGCATACCAGTCAAAATACGCAGGCAACGCGGAAAAATCCAAATCAGAAAGGAATGTTATGGCACAGGATCTATTTGAGGTTTACGGCGTGAAAGCACCGGAAGAACAACCCACACCGGAAGAACAACAGCCGGACGCCCAGGCTGAGGAAGCGGAGAAGGGCGTGCAGGATACTGCAGAACAGACCGGACAAAGCCGGGAAGAAAACTCCAAGTACGCAAAGGCCCGTCGCAAGGCCGAAGCGGAGCGGGACGCCGCCATTCAGGAGATCAATGAAAAGTGGGAAGGGCGTCTCAAGCGCATGGGGATCAAGAATCCCTACACAAAATCTGCCATTGAGACCTGGGAGGACTACGAAAAGTATGAGGCCCAGAAAGCAGAGAAGAAGAAGGAGCGCTTGATGAGCAAGCTCGACATGACGGATGAACAGTATCAGGAATTGGTAAACGACATCCCGGAAGTTGAGGAAGCCAAAGCGAAAACAGCAGAGGCGGAGAAGGTCCTGGAGCAAGACAGACAGCGCCAGATGCGTGAAATGGTGGAGCGGGAGGTCCGCAAGATTTCGGAATTGAATCCGAAGATCCAGAGCGCAGAAGATCTGGCTAAACTCGACCGATACGATCAAATCCTCCAGCTGGTTGACCGTGGCAACGAGATCTATGATGCATACCGTCTTGCCTATTTCGATGAGCTGGCATCCAAAGCAGGAAGTCAGAAGGCCATCAACCTGGCAGGCAAAGCTCACATGGGCAGGACCCAGAGCAGAGGCACCGGATCCTTGAGGGTGCCGGAGAACGTGATGAATCATTATCGGCAGCTTGTCCCGGATGCAACGGAGGAGCAGATCGTTGCTCACTACAATCGCATGATGCAATCTGCACCAGAAGAATAATACGAAAGGAGACATGATCCATGAAGGGTTTTATTCCCCATGCCGTAGACGGAAGTAACCGGGCGCAGGCCCTGGAATACTTCCCGGCATCTGCCATCACGCCCAAGAAGGGCATGGCGCTGTATTTCAGCAGCGGCCTGCTGGCCGCGTGTACCGGCACGACCAAGCCGGAATATATCTGTATGTATGAGGGTCCGACCCTCACCAGCGGCGACGTGATTCCTGTCATGAGGATCCTGCCGGACCGCATCTATGAGACTGCGTGGTCCACGACCGGCACGTCCATCAACGTAGGCCAGAAGGTGACCATTGCCGCCGACAGTCTGCGTATCACTGCGACCACGTCCTCCGGCGTTGCCGAGGTCGTGGGCAAAGCGGACACCGCTGCGGAAAACGATCCCGTGTTCGTGCGGTTTCCCTAATCTCTAAAGAAGGAGGAAAAATACAATGAGTGAAATTGTCTTTACCGAAGGCAGCGGCCTTAACAAATCTGTATACGGCGAACACCTGTATCCCATTCGTCTCCTTCTGGAGACGCAGGCGGAAGCGTATCAGGCACAGTCCATTCTCCCCCTGGTGTTCAACATGGAGACCAGCCAGAAGTGGGCCGAGTCTCTTGTTGCCATGACTTCCATGCAGGGACCCCTCCCCGTGGGTGAAGGCGGGGACTATCCGACCGATGGTATGCAGCAGGGGTTCGACAAGACCATCAAGCACATGACCTGGAAAACCCAGTTCGAAGTGACCGAGGAAATGGTCGAAGATTCCCAGAACCTGAACCTGCGCGGCGTACCGGAGGCCCAGATGAACGCATGGTATCGGACCAGAGAGCTGTTCGGTGCCAGAATGTTCGGTGAGGCCATGAAGGGCAACAGCACCTTCAAGATCGGCAAGCAGGCATTCAATACCCTGGGTGCCGATGGCAAGAGAGTCTTTGCCACGGACCACGGTTCCGCGACCGGCAGAGGTGCCTCCCAGACGAACCTGTTCTCCAATGATTTCAGTGCGGATGCTCTGACTGAAATGGAGACCAGAATGCATCTGTTCAAGGACGACAACGGCAACATCCTGAACGTCGCTCCCCGGACCATCGTCATCCCTGAGTATGGTCCTCTGAAGCAGGCCGTGTTTGCGGCCATCGGTGCCGATAAGGAACCGACGACCGGCAACAACGCATTCAACTTCCAGTACGGCAGATGGAACGTCGTGATCTGGCCGTACCTCAACCAGTTCATGCCTTCCGGCGATATGCCCTGGATGCTGCTGGATCCCAACTACAACAAGACCCGCATGGGTGCTGTGTGGTTCGACCGTAAGAAGCTCACCATCCGCCAGGAGATCGGCGGCAACGACAACCTAATCCACAAGCTCCGCGCCCGGTGGGGCGTTGGCTTCAACGACTGGAGATTCTGCGCGGTCGGCGGCATCACTGGCGGCACCGATATGTTCTCCTGAGAGGAGGGCATGACATGACTTACCCTAAAGATGCTACCAGGTTCAAAAACCTGCAGGTGACCGGTGAGCTTGAAGCAGCTACCCTGAAGGTTGCCACCGTGAGTGCGACGGGCGTGGCCGACATTACCAGGCCGACCGCAGCCGGCGATTCCTACAGCAAGGCGCAGCTCAAGACTGTTGTCGATGCTGTGGATGCAATCCTGACGCTGCTTGGCAAAGCCACGACCTGACAAAGCAAAGAGAACCCTGCCTCCGGGTGGGGTTCTTTTTATATTGGCACGTCGTAACATATAGATTATGTTAACCTACGAAAAGAATGAGGCAATAGCTTCTGATACGGAGCGGGAGGAGGACGGGATGAAACTCAAAGAAGTAATAGAAAACGTAAACGAGCTGAAGGAAAATGCGTTTTCGGAAAAGACTTTGACCAGATGGATCAATGCTTTGGAAGGAAGGATTCAGACCGAAGTGTTCCTCTTTGGTCCGAACAATATCACGAAGTATACCTGGGAGAACAACCAGGAGACGGATCTTTTTGTAAAAGAACCGTATGAAGAAATCTATGAGGACTATCTGCTGGCACGCATCGACCTGGCGAACGGAGAGTATGATAAGTATGCGAATTCGTTGGCCAAGTTTGAGGAAGTGTTCACTGCATTTACCGCATGGTTCATTATGAAATACCATCCGGCAGATACTCCATATGGAGGGAAATGCGAATGCGAGGGTTAAATTGCAGAGGCTGCAACGGACACTGCGACAAAGGACCGTATGTTACAGCCTATGAGATCGCAGTCAAGAACGGATTTGAGGGCAGCGAAAAGGAATGGATTGAGACGCTGCAGTCAGTCTATGTCACACAAGTGAAAGAGAAGGGCGCAATGGACTGGTCGTGTACCGATAAGTTTGCAGACCTGGTCGAATTGTCCAAGACTTTTGAGGTTCACCTGCTCACGCCGGAAGGACGCACAGCGTTCTGCAACGGCCTTATTACGGACGATACGACCGACCGCATCCGATTCCAAACACTGAGCTATTACGATGAAGATGTGGACGGGAACGTGTACGAAGTATATGAGCTGTATGCCAACGAGAACGGAACGTTCCTCCTGGCAGATGCCTATGCGCCGGGACTGGATTCCATCACAAAGGAAATGCTGTCCAGCCAAGTCACGAACGAACTTGACGGGGCGCTGCAGAAATCCGACCAGGCAACACGTTCAGAGGACCAGAATCATCAGGTTGGCGTTGATCCTGAAAACGGTGACCTATGGGTAAAGATGCCGACCGATTACGTTAAGGATTCCGTTCAGCCTTCCAAGACTGAGGCAATGACCAACCAGGTCGGTCTTGACGGACAAGGGCAGCTGTGGGCGGAAGGTTATGCGAAACCTCCGGGCGGCATCCCTTTTTCGGATTTGAATGCGGAAGTGAATCAGTGGCTTCAGAGTGCGCGAACAATCTACGTCAGTATCACAAAGACCGGCAATGTCTATGATGTTGATTGGGAGAATACTGACCTTCATGGTTACACCAATATTCTTGCCGCAATTGGCGCAGGCGTTGATGTGCAGATGTTGCTCATCGATGGATATGATTATATCCTTCATCCGCTTGTGAAGGTTGAAAGCAACGGGAGCGGGTTGATTTTTTCAGGACCGGAATACGACGACTTTGGCGGGACCGTGACAGAAAGCATAGTGTACTACATTGCCCGCAGTACACAAACTCATGTTACCCGTGACGTTGTTGATCTATAACGAGGTGATAATATGGCTATTACTGGCGATTTCGTAAACGGCCTGCATATTATGCTGGGAAAAAACTCCGACATGGACAACGGAAGTCCAAAGGTTACCGAAACTTCCGAGAACACTTTATTCCTTAACTGGGAGAGTGGCAATATCTATGTATTCTCCGAGGGAGAGTGGGCAGCAGCAGATTCCGCTGTGGCTGGGATCGTAGCGGCGTTGCTCAATAAAGCAGCTCTGCCTGCGGTCACTGTTATCGACAACGGCAAGGTGCTGAAGGTGGTTGACGGCGTATGGGCGCCGGGTACAGGCGGAGGCGGCGGAACGGTTGATTCTGCACTGGACGAGGATTCCGAAAACCCTGTTCAAAACAAGGCAATCTACGCAGCGTTTGCACAAGCCGCACAAGCTCTTGGGTCTAAACAGGACGCGGCAACTGTAGAACCTGTAACCGGCACTACGCCGAGCATCACAGTGGAAGATAACCACATTTACAAGTGCGGAGAAGTATCGTCCGTTACCGTCAGTATTCCTGCGCTTACCGATGCCGACAGTGTGGAGTTCACCGTCATCTTTGAAAGCGGTTCTACGGCGGCTGTGCTGACGATGGACAACGCAATCACCATGCCTGACGATTTCGCCGTTGAAACCAACAAACGGTATGAAATCAACGTATCTGACGGTTATGCTGTCATTGCAAGTTGGGCGGTGAGTGCGAATGCTTGATAGGCGCAGACGCGCCCTCATGGCGCAGGGTGCGGCAGAGCCGCCCACGCCCGTCCTCCCGGACGAGTATCAGCAGGTTGCATGGCTTAAATGCTCCGCCAAAGCATACAACTATGTGCTGACAGACGTAGCTGTCAAGGACATTGCAACAGTCGAAATGGACGGAGACGTATATGCGGCCAGCGATGATCTCCCGTCGCTTATCTTTTACAGAACATCCGATTCTGCTCAAAGATATGGGTATTTCACCAATACCAGCTATAATACTGCGTTTACAACGTCTCCAGCAACTGCCAGAACAAGCACATATTCCGGGGTGACGGTTTTTACCAAAAAAAGCGGCTACAGCTCTGAAGCGGCGAAACTGTATCTGTTCGGCGCCCCGGATGGTACTGGAAAAAGCCGCGAGTTTAAGGCGTACAAAATTACGATAAATGGCGGAACGCTTTTCAACGGAATTCCTGTTTATCGAAAATCCGACAGCGCAAAAGGATTATACGACTTCGTTTCCGGGGCATTCTATCCGGCGGTCGGGTCATTTACAAAGGGGGCTGATGTTACATGAGAGCAAAAATCATTGACGGAGTTTTTACTCCTGCGCCGAGAAAAATCCAGCGCGAGATCGACGGGGAGCAGTATATCACTTACAATCCCACGGACGAGATGCTGGCGGAGCAGGGCTGGCTGACCGTGGTGGAAACGCCTGTCCCGGGTGATGCTCCCGAGGGCTACCACTATGAACCGATTTACACCGAAGAAAGTGGCGAGATTGTGCAGTCATGGGAGTTGGTCGAAGCGGAGTTATCCGCTGACGAAGCCCTGTCCATCATCACAGGAGGTGCGCTATGAAACTGTTAGTTGCACAGGCAATCCGCAATGCTCTTGTGAGCGCAGGAGCAGACCTCACAGACGAACACGCCGCCAAGGTAAAGTTCCTCTATGACGAGTGGGCAATCGGCGTACAAGTAGCTGTAGGGGACAGAAAGACATTCAACGGCGACTTGTACAAATGCCTTCAGCCGCACACTTCGCAGGAGTCATGGAATCCTGCCGATGCACCATCCTTGTGGGCGAAAATCCTGCCGGGACAGGGTGGCACAATCGGAGAATGGGTTCAACCGGACAGCACCAACACTTACATGAAAGGTGAGCAGGTAACTCACAATTCAAAAACGTGGGAGTCCGAAATCGATTACAATGCCTACGAGCCGGGCGTGTATGGATGGAGAGAGGTGAGTTAAATGAGTCACAGAACGATTCAATTTGGCTGGGCATCTGTTGTAGGTGCGGCAGGTGGAGTTGTAACGACCATACTTGGGACGTGGACTTTGGCGATCACCATCATGCTCATCTGTATGGCGGCAGACATCATCACCGGCATCACAGTGGCGATTGCGTTCGGTGCTTCGCCAAAAACGGAAAGTGGTGGATACAACAGCCGGGAAGTACGCAAGGGCCTGATGAGAAAAGGCGGCATGTGCTTGGTAGTATTGATTGCACACTTTGTTGACCTGCTCATCGGAACGCAGTACATCCGTGACGCTGTGGTGGTATTCACAGTGTTCAACGAGATCATGAGCATTTTGGAAAATGTGGCGCTCATGGGTGTGCCGATTCCGCGCATTCTTTTGAAGGGCCTGGACGTGCTTCACAAGGAAACGGGAGAAGAAGAACCGGAGGACAAGGAGGACAAAGATGACTGAGCTTCAACTTCGGAACCGAGTCAAAGACCTTATCTCCTCATGGGTAGGCGCCTACAGAGGAGACAGCACGCATCTGCATATTCTCCAGGTATACAATTCGCATACTCCACTGGCCCGCGGGTACAAGGTTCAGGTGGGCGATGCATACTGTGCAACAACCGTATCGGCCTGCTGGATCGAGACCGGCATTGCCGGCTGGACAGGAACCGAGTGTGGCTGTGATAAATTCATCGAGATCGCAAAGAGCAAAGGCATCTGGGTAGAGGACGATGCGCACGTTCCTCTGATCGGTGATGCCTGCCTGTACGATTGGGATGATTCTGGACAGGGCGACAACAGAGGATCGGCGGACCATATCGGCATTGTGGTACGGTCCAGCAACGGTTCGTTTGATGTCGTGGAAGGGAACATCAGCGGAGGCCGTGTAGGGAAACGGACCATGCTGGTGGATGCAAAATTCATCCGTGGCTTCATTTGCCCGGACTATGCGGCCATTGCAAAAGCAATGAGCGGAGGAGAGGACGAAGTTGATATGAAAGAATCCGAAGTCAAGAAACTGATCGAAGAAGCAGAGAAGCGGGCATACAGTGCTGCGGTCAAGCAGGCAGTTCTGGAAACAGATGCGAAGATCAAGAAGGCCGTGGACGATGCCCTGGGTCCTCTGATCGGTGACTACACCGAGATCCCCTGGACGGGCGTCCGCGAGGAAGTGGAGGACATGGTAAGAATGGGCGTGATTGACGGAGGCACCGATGCCGAAGTGAATCCGAATGACGTAAATATGAGACTGCAGCTCCTGCGTGTTCTGGTAGTCTGCCGGCGCTACGTCATTGCGTACATCAAGGCAAAGCTGAACATCTTCAGGCGCCGGAGAAAGAAGGATTGATATGTGGCCGAACCAAGTAGGATACAATCCATATATCATTCCGCACAAGATCCTCAGTACGACGAAAGCAACCATTGAGCAACTGCAGATCGGACCTAATTCCGAGGAGCTGGTCCTGGACCAGAACGATCCGGTACTGTATCACGTCCGGTCGGATTCTTTGGGGAAGTTGAGTGTGGTCGGTGAATACACTATCACGCAGAAGGAACCGGAACCAGACCGGCTGGACGTGATCGAGAGGCAGCTTGCTGCGATCATGGAGAAACTGAATGGCGAATCCAATACTGTCCGCCATGCGGCGAAGTAATATTACACAGAACCTGGGGCAAGTAAAGCAAATACTCCAGACGATCAGGACAGCGCAGAATCCGCAGGCTGCGTTTCAAATGATGATCCGGCAGAATCCGTTTTACAGTCAGGCGCAGCAGCTTGTTGCCCAGGCTGGTGGGGATGCCAATAAAGCCTTCCGGGACCTGGCCCAGCAGAATGGACTGGACCCGGAAGAGATCCTGCGGGATTTAATGTAAGTATCTATCCCATCCAAGTGGCCATAGGAGGGTTGGATAAATATTTACAAAGGAGTACACAACCAATGGCAAGTGAAATTCAACCTGTAATGAATGTAGGAGGAAACGGTGATATGTTCGGCGGCGGGTTCATGGGCATCTTCGGACTGCTTGTGCTGCTTGCTCTGCTGAACGGCAACGGCGGATTCCTGGGTGGCGGCAACAGCAATGCCGTACAGAACGACGTTAATCGGGGTTTTGACAATCAGAATCTGCAGGCGCAGACCAGGGATATCCTCTCATCCGTTACCAATGGTACGGCCCAGACCATTGCATCATCCACGGCGAACGCGACCAACGCGATCAACGCCATTAAGGATGGCAATGCTTCTCTGATCCGTGAGTTCGGCAACGTGGAGACCGCGCTTACGTCGCTGAGTGGTTCTCAGCAGCAGTGCTGCTGCAATATCCTGCGTGCTATCGACGGTGTGAATTACAACAACGCCGAGCAGACGCAGAAGATCCTGGATGCCATCACTGGCAACCGGATTGCTGATATGCAGAACCAGATCAATCAGCTTCAGCTGCGCGAGGCAACAGCCGGAATGCTCAGATTCCCTAACTCCTGGGCATACGGCGCGGGTCCCTTCCCTCCGATTTTCGGAGGCTGCCCGCAGAACATCTAAAATAAATCCGCCCTGAACGGCGAGGCGAAGGGCGGGGCATAGCTCCGCCCTTCTGTTGGAAAGGAGTCACACATGAGTAAAGCGCTCATTCAAATGGCAAACCAGAGCGTGCAGAGCATTGAGGAAAACGGCATCATCATGCCGGGTACGATCATTAGGAGATTCGGCTGTAATCTGGCGCTGAACGGCAACGGCGTAGAGATTGGTGGTGAGGGATACTTCACCATTGATGCAGCTGTGACAGTGGCGCCCACGGCAGCTGGAGCAGTCACAGTGGCGCTCATGGACAATGGCGTGCAAGTGCCGGGTGCAATCGCGCAAGGGTACCAGGCAACGGCCACACAGCCTCTGACGCTGCCTATTGTGGCAACGGTAAGGAAAAGATGCTGTGATGGTGCTTCTGTCCTGACGCTGGTCCTGCAGGCCGGCGCAGGTGAGGTCCAGAACGTAAGCTGGCGAATCGTGAAGGAGTAAGGCATGAAGATCATTGAATGTCTCTCCAAGAATATCAGTGAGGAGATCAGCGACGCGAAGAAATATGCACGCATGGCGCTGGAGCAGAAAGACGCCCGGCGCGGACTGGCAGATACTTTGTACAGTCTCAGCCAGGAAGAAATGCGTCACATGAATATGCTCCACGATGAGATTGAAAAACTCATCGACGAGTACCGGCGTGCCAAAGGGGATCCTCCTGCAGACATGATGGCAGTCTATGAATATCTGCATAACCAGAACATCGACGCAGCCACAGAAGTCAAGATGATGCAGCAGCTCTACAAAGGCTAAAGACCAGGGCGACCGTTGAGAGACGGTCGCCCACAGGAGAACGCTATGGATAAATACAATCAGAAATCGAGAGGCCGGCCAAAGAAGTACAAGACACCGGCACAGCTGCGGAGGGCAGTCGAGGGATATTTCGGTGAGATATCCACGGTCCTGCCGGTAGCAGATGAACATGGGAAACCATTGCACAATGTGAATGGCGAATTGATTACCAGACTGGCCTATGCTGTGCCTCCGTCCATTCAGGGCCTGTGCCTACATCTTGGGATCACGGAGCGGACCTGGGGCAACTATTCGGATGATGAAATGTTTGAGGAGATCTGCGAGGATGCGAAGCTGCGAGTGAAGGCATACCTGATGGAGCAGCTGAATGTCCGAGACAGACCGCAGGGCATCATCTTCAATTTGCAGAACAACTATGAAATGAAAGAAAAGCGGGAGACCGGCGTGAACATCCAGCACAGCATGAGCCTATCGGAAATGAGAGACCTGATTCTGAGTGAGAGTGCGGAAATGAGGGAGGACGATGCAGAGGATTGAACAGGCAGCACAGGCAGCGCTTTGGTACAAGCATCTGAGAGAGACTTCCAACAAAGCGTTCATGCCGCTGTATTTCGATGAGCATCGTTACCTGGTATTAAAAGGCGGAGGCGGATCCGGCAAGAGTGTATTCGCAGCACGCAAGCTGATCGAGCGGGCCATGCACGAACCGGGACATAGGTTCCTGATATGCCGTAAGGTCGGCAAGACCTTGAGAGAGAGTTGCTGGCGGAACATCCTGCTGCAGCTGGCAGAGTATTATCCGGGCCGGTATAAGGTAAACAAGACCGACCTGACTATCACCTGCGACAATCAATCCGTGTTCATCTTCAGCGGATTGGATGACGTAGAGAAATTGAAATCTATCGTGGATATCGATGGCATATGGATTGAGGAAGCATCCGAGACTTTGGAAGGCGATCTCAACCAGCTGGATATCCGTATGCGCGGTGAGTCAAAGTATTACAAGCAGATCATCATATCCTTTAACCCGGTATCGGTAATGCATTGGCTGAAGGGAAGATTCTTTGACCGGAAGGATCCCCGCGCAAAGACATCAGAAACGACATACCACGACAACAGGTTCCTGCCTGAAGAAGATAGGCAGACCCTGGAGGCGTTTAAACATACAGATAGATATTACTATGAAGTCTATTGCCTGGGCCTGTGGGGAACCACAGGACGGACTGTGTTCGATGGTGAAGCGGTAACCAAGAGATTGCTGGAGAACATCCAGCCGGTTGCCGTGGGCCGTATGGACTTTGAGGACGATGGCCTGTCATTGACAAAGATCAGCTTTGTCGAGGACAGACTTGGAGGCATCAAGATATATGAGAGGCCGGTCAAGGGCGTGCCGTATGTCATCGGAGCGGACACAGCCGGTGATGGATCCGACAGCTTTGTGGCACAGGTCCTGGACAACAGAAGCGGGCGGCAGGTAGCTGTGCTGCGCCAGCAGTATGATGAGGACGTGTTTGCCAAGCAGCTCTATTCGCTGGGCATCTATTACAACACAGCATTGATAGGCGTAGAGACCAACTGGAGTACATATCCGGTCAAGGAGCTGGAGCGGCTGAGATATGCGAAGCAGTATGTCCGGGAGACCTTTGACACATATACGCACAAGGCCAAGAAATCTTTTGGCTTTGAGACAAACACAAAGACCAGGCCGGTTATCATTGCCGAATTGATCCGCGCAGTCAGGGATGACATCAATATTGTATGTGATAAGGACACACTGACTGAAATGCTGACGTTCGTTCGGAATGAACAATTCCGGCCAGAAGCAGAGGAAGGCGCCCATGATGACTGCGTTATGTCGCTGGCAATCGCGCATTACATTCGTCCGCAGCAGAGCATACTGGCGGAGGAAGAACAGAAGAAACGTAAGTGGACGGAAGATATGTGGGAGGATTATCAGAATGCAACGCCCAAAGAGCGTGAAGCTCTGAGAAAGGAATGGGGAGAACCCCGTTAGGAGGGAACCATGCAAGGACTGATACAGAAGGGCAGGGACCTGCGGAATGCCGACCTGGATGAAATCAGGAGGGTCCTGACTGAATTGATTGATGAATTGCGCTATCGGTTCTCCGCGGTCTCTAAAGAAAACTTTGGAGAGAAAGACCTGGCGGAGTTTGCCCAGGCAATTCTGACGGATGGCAAGACGAAGATCACGATTACAAGAGGCACGATCACGATCGAGGCCGATGAAATAAATTTGACCGGCGACGTTTACATCAACGGATCTCCGGTGTAAGGAGGCAGCTATGCTCCCTAAATTACCATACAGTGACAACATAAGAAAGGCGCAGGCCGTAACATTCAGCGGCATCAACCGCAATCCGGCAGCGCCGGATGCGAGTGTGTTCTGGACACAGAACATGGGTGCCGACAGAATGCCATGCCTGAGTCCGAGAAAACCGCGCTGGCTTATCGGACAGTACGATGACTGCCACGGCATCTTTGCGTACAACGGACTGTACATGGTCCGAGGCACGACACTTTATAAGGACGGTGAACCGGTATGTGAAACGCCGGTTGAATCAGAGAAACAGTTTGCCCATTTCAATGATCCGGTATCCAATGAGGATTACGTCATCATGTTCCCGGATAAGGTGCTTATCAAAGACACGGCACCGGAACCGAAGGAGTGGAAGACCGGCTTGTATCTTTCGAACGTCCATGCCAACTTCTTGAAAGACCCGGACATGAAATACAGCGTCCTGGAATTGCCAGACTTAAATATGCGTGAGCTTGGTATCAATGACGGTGATGAAATAACCATCAGCGGTTCAACATTTGAGACCAACAATAAAACCGTGAAGATCAACCGGTGCGGTACGCATATGGCGGAATTCAAAGAAGGAACATTCCGCATTGCGCTGAACGAGACCATCACGATCTACAAGGCCGGCGTTGATCCATTGACGTTTGCCAATGTGAAAGTTGATGTGGCCAGTGGATATAATGAGTCGATGGGATCTGACGCCACAATGTTCTTTGCCTATAACCTGGACATGGCCTTCAAGGAAATGGGACTGACAGCGGGAGATACCGTGAGAATCAGCGGGAGCAGCGTACCAGGAAACAACAAGAAAGCAACACTGATTGCAGTAAATAACAGATTCCTGGCTTTTCCATTTGGCACGTTCAGCACAGTGGCATCTGATGTCATTACCATTACAAAAGTACAGCCTGAACCGACCAGTGACATCATGACGCCAATGGAAGTGAGCGTGGACAATGTCGAAGTGGTATTCCAGGACGGGACCATCTACGGAGAAACTGCCGAAGCGAACACGATCAAGAGAGTGGATGGCGTGTGGGAAACGACGGAGCTGAAGGTTGGCGATGCCATAACCATCAGTTCATCGGATGAAGCCAAGAACAACAGCATCTTTGTTATCCGGGAAATGTCCGGGCAATACCTGCGGTTTGATGAGAACGTATTTGAGAACACACCGCAGGTGGGTGGTTCCCCGGAGGAGACGGAGCATATCAATATCAAGAAAGAAGTGCCGGACATGGATGGAATCTTCACGCATGAGCAGCGTGTGTGGGGATGGAAAGGATCCATGATCTATTGCTCCAAGCAAAATGATCCGACCAACTTCAATGTGTTTGATGACCTGGCGGATGACAGCTGGGCATATCCGATGGATGGGAGCGGGGATATCATCGGTGCCATAGTGTACCAGGGATATCCAACGTTCTTCAAACAGGACAAGGTCGTGCGAGTGTACGGAGACCGACCGAGTCAATACCGGGTGATGGATGTATCCACAATGGGCCTGCATCCCGGCTGCGGAAAGAGTTTGGCCATTGCCGGTGATACATTATTCTATGTTTCCCGCAATGGAGTGACAGCTTACAAAGGCGGATACGGAGAGAATATGCAGGACACGTTCGGAGATCTGCGATTCACCGAAGCTGTAGCCGCAACGGATGGCCGACGATATTTCCTGTCTGCATTCGACGGAGCGGAATGGAGCATCTGGACGTATGACACAAACTGGAATGCGTGGTTCCGGGAGGATGCAGAGCATATCATACATTCGGCCTACGATAAAGGAAATCTGTATTTCGTGTTTGAGAACCTGCAGCAGCACAGATATATGTGGCTGGAAGGCCATGCCGTATCGGTACCGGAATCCGCAACGAAGGAAAGTGTGTACAGTGAAGTTGAGTTTGGTGACTTCACCGGCAATTACTGGACAGCGGGCCGTGGATACGGCAATCCTTCCAGGAAGGGAACGAGCAAGATCCAGCTGCGTGTTACATTGAACAACGCGGTGCTGACCGTCTACATTGCGTATGACGGTGGAGAAAAACGAAAGGTAAAGTCCATTGAGACACAAGGGAAACGAAGTTATTACCTGCCCCTCATCCCAAAGAGATCCGACCATTACAAGATCTATTTGGAAGGCGCCGGTGATTGGGTGCTGAATTCGCTCGTCCGCGAGGAATACAGCGGCAGTGACATTCATTAGGAGGCGACGACATGGCAACGCAGAAAATGGCCTATCAAAAGAATACAGCAAATCCGCTTAGGCAGATGAAGCTGAATGCGCCGGGCAAGCCGGAACAACCGGAAGTGCAGAGAACGCTGAACAAACCGACAGAACCGATTCAGGGGAATTTGGTTTCCTTTGGGAACAATTCCGGCAGCGGCCTGGCAGGGATAGACCCCTGGAAAGGCCAAGACCTTTGGAATGGCAGAGACCTGGACCCCGGCTTTGATAAAGGCCAGGACCTTTGGAACGGCAAAGATCTTGATCCCGGCTTCAGTCAGTGGAGCGGAAGCGGCGTAAATGATCCCGGCTTTACCATTGGTGGTTCAGCGCAGTCTGCTGTGCCGACCAGCGGGAATGCTGTGGCAACATATCTCAGAAACAACATCCAGTCTACGCCCAGCTCCAGGACGACATACGATCAGTTTATTCAGGCAGCACAGAAGGAAGGACTGCTTGATAAGTTCGGAGCTGCGGACCTGCAGGCGATTCAGAATGACCCTGATCTTGGTATGTCGCTCCTGGGGGCAAAGGTAGGATACCGGGATGCCAAGACACAGGAGGAGCGGGACAAGTGGCATGAGACTGCCGAAGCACAGCGCCGGGTGCAGGGTTATACCACAGACCCATCCGGCAACTATGCCATTGACATTCCGGGAGAGAAGCAGAACCAGCAGATCAACCGTCTGATCTCCGCAATGGAGAACCGGCAGTTCAGTTATGATCCATACACAGATCCTGTCTATCAGGCATACCGCAAACAATATCTGCGTGAAGGACAGCGGGCCATGCAGGACACGCTGGCCAGCACATCGGCCATGACCGGAGGCAGAGCATCTTCCTATGCTGTCAGCGCAGCTGCCCAGGCGAACAACAACTATGCTGCCCAGGCAGCGAACATGATCCCGGAGCTGTACAACCAGGCGTATCAGAGATACATGGATGAGTTCACGCAGAAGGGCCAGATTGTAGACATGAGACTGCGCCAGCAGCAGAACCAGTGGGACCAGGCACAGGCGGCATATCAGGTAGGCGATACGTCCAGGCTGCAGGCATTGGGCGTTGATACCAGCAACGATCCTGCCGCGAGGGAACGTGCCTGGAATGAAGCTGTCATGGCATACCAGTACGGTGACGACAGCAAGCTGCGTGCATTGGGCATCGATCCGTCCAACGACCTGAACCGGCAGCTTGTCGAGCAGCAGATCGCCATGAACACACAGCAGATGGACATGAACAAGCAGACAATGGAGAGCAACACATGGACGCAGCAGATTCAGAAGGCACAGCTGGCAGCAAGCTATGGAGATTACAGCCAGCTTGCCGCCCTGGGATTCGATGTATCGCGTGCAAACTTCGACAATGACCTGGCAATTGCCCAGCTGATCGCGCAGTACACCGGCAATGTCGGCGCCCTTCAGGAGTTGCTAAAAAAAAATAGTGGTGCCATAGACTGGAGCAAATACTTCTCATCCTCATCGGCAGGATCCTCCGGGAGCGGAGGCGGCGGAGGCAGAAGCTATTCCGGTGGAAGCAGCAGCAGTAAAACAACGAGCAACAACACCAGCACAGCATCCCGGAACCTGACTGCCAGAGGATATCCGAGTTCAACGGATGGTTACAATACCGGATCATCCCGCACATCGTCAAGCTCGTCCAGCGGCACAGGAAGTCTGGCAAGTGAGCTTGCCAAGCTGTTAGGAGGTAAGTAATGGCTACAAATCTGAGAGACAGAGGATACTCCTCCTCTATGGATAACTACAACGCACAGCAGGCAAAGAAGAAGCGCGAGGAGGAAGAACGAAAGAAGCGGGAATCTCAGCAGGGACCCGTGAGCGTTCTCCGCGCAAACCAGCTGAAACAAACGAATAAAACGAGTCAGGCGCCGGCAAGTTCGGCGGGCAGCAGCGCGACCAATCAAGGCCGCGCTGTATCCGCAGTTGGGCCTTACGGTCAGAAGAACACCGGAACCAGTCTGACTGCTGCGGAATTCAATCGTTCCACGGCAATGCAGGAGGCGTATGGATCCTACACCAATTATCTGCTTGGCCGGCGTACTACGTCCGGGGGATTCTTCTCAAAGCCGGACACCTATACTCCCCAAAAGAATGCGTATGACAGACTGATGCAGTCTCAGCAGCAGGTGAACATTGCTACGGAGCTGCTGAAGGATGCACGCAATGCCATCACGAACAATCACACCAGCTTGCTGCCGGGATATACCAAAGAGAAGATGAAACCGACCAGACCGACAGCTGGATTCCTGGACCAGAATGCAATGTCCAGATACAGCCGGGCCGTGGACGTGGCACAGACTGCAGTCGAGAATTACAATGCAAACCTTCGGTCCCTCCAGAAGTTCAACGATACTGCCACGGCGCTGGATAAACAGTGGTGGGATACCATCCGTACCAGACCAGAAGTACAGAAAGAGATTGACGAGATCAAGAAACGAATCGAGGACTATCAGAAGAAGAACACCGACCTTCAGCGCAGCCGGAGTACGATCACCAGCACGCAGGCAAGCGGCGTCATGCCCTGGCAGCTGGAGCGGGCAATGAACGACCAGGAGGAGATCAAGCGGAACGAGGCGTCCATTGACGAGCTGCGCGAGAGACTGAACCTGCTCAACGAAGAAATGGAGTGGGCCTTCTATAAGGAATACAAGGGATTCGCAGATCAGGAAATGCCGGTCTCCGTACAGCATGGCGGATACGGGGACAGCATCTTCAAGGATACGGTGAACCAGCCTTATACCAAAGGGCAGAAAGCAGCATCGTATCTGTCCATGCTCTCCCCGGCAGTGGCAATGGACCAGAAGATCGGCGGCGTGTTTGATCCTTCCAATGTCGCCCAGATGAATGATGAGGAGCGCAGAACGTACAACACCATCTATCAGCAGATGGGTGAGGACGCTGCGATCAAATACTATCAGGACCTGGAGAACATTAGCCTGCGGACCAGACGCAGAGCATCCGAGGAGCGGGAGGTCCGCGAATGGGTGAAGGACCTGCCTCTGTTTGCCCAGCGCGGTCTGAACATTCTATCTGCAGTTGCTTCGCCGGCCAAGAGTCTGGCTTATGTAAACCAAGCTGCAGACTATATCATCAACGGCCAGATCACGAAGGATGCATCCTATAACCGGCTGGCTTATCTTCAGAGCGCCCTGCGGACGCAGGTGGGTGAAGATGTCGATGAACATAACAGGGAGAAGTACGGAACCGATTCCTTCTGGGGTATTAAATGGGGATCCTTTGGCACGCAGATGGAGGCCAGCACAGCAGACTTCCTGTTCAATATGTGGATCTCCGGCGGATGGGGAGTTGACCAGGCAGCGCTTCAGGATTCAGCGGCGCTGCAGGCATACGCAGATGGAGCAAGAACAGCAGAAGCAATTGCTGCGAATGCAGCGGACACAAGCGCAAAGATGGCAGAGATTGCGTCCCTGTCTCTGATGGGGACCACAGCTGCAGCTGATACCGTCATGGAGTGCAAGGACCGTGGCCTTGAGGATTGGCAGTGCTTTGTTCTTGGCACCGGCGCGGGATTCCTTGAAGCGGCGACAGAGATCTTCAGCATTGAAGAATTGATGAAGGGCCTGGGAGACCGGAACTTCTTCATGTACCTGCTTAAAAACTTTGGCGCAGAGAGTAGCGAAGAAATTGCATCCAGTCTTGGAAATCTGTGGCTGGACACATGGGTTGCTAAGGACCAGAGCGAATGGCACCAGGCAATTCTCCAGTACAAGAAAGAGAATCGCGGAGCGTCCGATGAGGATGCTGTCAAGGCTGTATGGAAGGACCAGGCAATGCAGACCGGCCTGGAAGGACTGGCAGGTGGCCTGTCCGGTTTGGGCATGGCCTTTGGCAACTATGCCATGAATTACGGTAAGGCGCAGATCGGCTATAACAAATACATGAACACTTCCCTGACCGACACGGAGCGTCTGAACGGGATCGTTGAGCAGGGAAAGCTGGCCGGCATGGACAGCGAAGCATTTGTCCTCGCAAAGCAGATCGAACGCAAGCTGGCCAATGGGCAGCAGATTTCCATCCGGGAGGCTGCGAATGCTGAAGCTGCCATCAAGGACAGCGTGCTGGATGATTTCAAGAAGAAGAACGCAGAAAAGCTGGGCGAAAGATTGGTGGCCACGGAGAACGGACTGGAACAGCTGGAGCAGGACGTACACATCGTCATGAATTCCAATGTCAACAGGCACGCAAAGGAAACGGCCACGAAGATCCTGCTGCAGCTAAACAATAATGAGCAGGTTGCGACGAAGGATGCGGGCGAAGTGTTCCTTGCTGCGGTTGATGCCATCGATAAGATCCAGGCACAGCAGCAGGCGAAAATGGAAACGAAGCTGGTTCCCAGGGAAGTGACCGACGACATGACCGAGCTTGAAAAGAGCGCGGCCCGCGTCGGCGTCTCTGAGGAACTGACAGCGCAGATGCAGGGCGTAGCAGATGCCCTGGGCCTGAATATCCGTTTCTTCTCAGAGGAAGCCAAAAGCTATGAGCGGGACGGCAAGCGGTACAAGAGTACGCACAACGGCCATTACGATTCAAATACGAATACCATCTTCGTCAATGCCCTGGCAAAGAATCCGTTCATGCAGGTGACTTCTCATGAAATGACGCACCAGCTGGAGCAGACCGAAACATATAAGAACAGTCTGCAGCAGATGATTCTGGACCAGATCGACGACCTGGACCAGAAGATTAAGGATAAGATCGAAAGCTATAGCCGGCAGGGTGTTACGCTGAAGAATGACGATGAAGCTAAGTTTGAATTGGTGGCGGAGTGGGTAGAGAACAACCTGCTTGGGGACGAGAAGAAGATTCTCAGCCTGGCAAAGAAGAATCGCACGCTGATCGAATGGGCCAGGGACGTGCTGGATAAGATCCTCGTAAAGCTGGGCAATAATGAGGAGCGGGACGCAGCAGAGCATCGGCAGCAGCTGGAGAAGATCCGTGATGTATACGCCAAAGCACTGCAGGAGATTCAGCCGAAGGAATCTGACGAGATCACTCTGCCCGGAGAGAAGCAGGCTGCATCCAATACGGAAACAGCAGAACAAGCACAGGAGCAAATCGATAAGCTCCCGGACAAAACTGAGTTTGACATGGAGGAGGAAGTAGAAAAGTCAGGCTCCCTGATTGCTGTACACAATATCGAGATAAGCGATATTCCAAGTATGCTTTCTATGGGAGCATTTGCAGCACCGTCTATTGCTGTTATGCAGTATGGCAAACTACATAATGGGTTTGGTGATGCCAGCTTCATCTTCCATAAAAATGCAATTGATCCACAAGCGGACCCGCGAAATAAGGTTTACGGAGCGGACGCATGGACGCCATCGTTCTGGAATCTCGACATGGAATTCCGCGTAGATAATAAGCAACTGCGCCAGATTGAGAACGATGTCCAGGCATTGGCAACTGAATTCGTGAATTCAAATGGTTTGTATTGGCCGAGGATCCCGGAGAATAATTACTTTAATTTTGTGACAGCGCAAGATGTAGATGCTGCGAGAATTGGTGCTGATTTGTTTGCCAACTACAGAGCTGATAAATATGAAATCAGGGCAGCTTATCTTGAAGAAATGGGAAAAGTACCTGATGATGATATCATAGAGAATGCAAACAATGGCGACAATCGCTCGTTAAAAACATGGATGATTGAAAATGCTCCAGCTGAAGATGTAGCGCGCTGGCTTGAGAAAAAGGTCCAGCCGGCATTTTCAAAGGAACCCTGGCTGTTTGATTTACGCAAAGGCAGGTATGATAAAAACAATAAGCTCATTCCGTTTGATGAAACCCATGTTCCCAAGACAGCAGAAAATGTTGTGGAGTATATGTATCGTGATGTTCCATCAAGAGCTGGTGCTGCAGTTAATGCAGACATCAATACGTTAATTGCGGTTGCGGCAAGAGAGTACAAAAGCATTGATGAAATGCATGAGCATGAAAGGAACCTGTCGCACGATGTCGCATACAATTATGCGAAGAAGAACGAGTTCAATTGGAAGCTCCTCAATATCATGGATGAAATTGAGGACATGGACGAAGATACATTCTTCGGTAGCATTATTGAATCTGTGGCGGACGATAGAGACCTGGCGGAAGTATTTAGAGAATCCGGGCATGAGGTTGAACCATATCTGATTGACGAGATCAATAATATCGTCGAACAAATCAAAGATGTTCCATCCAAATACTTTGAAGCCAAACCAGAGAGAGCGATCAGCTTTGATAATGCAGCCGGCTGCGTGGTACCAAGAGGAACACCGCAGGACATCATTGACCTGCTCAAAAAGAATGGGTTTGAGATCAAGACCTATGCGACGAAAGAGCAGCGGCTTGAGGCAGTCAATTCGTTCAAGGATGCAGCATTCTCAATGACAGAGGAAATCGACCAGACGCAGACGCATACTGACAATTTCAAAAAATGGTTTGGCGATTGGGAGAAGGATCCGAAGAATGCATCAAAGATTGTGAATCCGGACGGTACGCCCAGAGTCGTATATCATGGTACAAACTCCTACATCTACAATGAAAATGGAGTTGAAGATTTCTGGACATTTGATAAGGATTTCATTGGGAGCGGCAGCGGTGATGGTGGATTCTTTGGACGCGGATTCTATTTTGCATTCACCAAAGTCGAAGCTCAATTCTATGGATCCCGGAGAATCATCCCGGCATATCTCAACATCAGGAATCCGTTCAACTATACGAAAGAGTTGCATTATTACAATGGAATGAGGGGCGAAACAGGTTATGCTCCTGATGCCATTGCAACTCTGAACATGGCAGAGAAATTCCCGGAAGTCGCAAAAAGCATTGTGATCTATGAAGGGGGGAAACCGGTCACGGCGCTGGAGTTTGCCAAGCAGCTCAAAGACATTCTTGCCAACAAGAAATTCAAGTATGAGGAAATGGAGGACTACAACGGCAAGTTCACAATGGCGCTTGCAGACAAAAAAACGGAAACCTACGAAGTCAACGGAGAACAAAGAAGCTATGATTATTGGGACTACCAGTCGAGGATTTACGGAGAACCGAATCCAGCTGATGTGGCCGTTGATTATCTGATGAAAACAAAACAGATATCTAAGATCCCTGTCATTACTCACGCGATCCTTGACAACAGTGAAGCCTTCACGCAGGCGCTGAAAGACAAAGGATATGATGGTGTAATCCAGTCCGAGGATGGCGACGAGATCGTCGCGTTTGAACCGAACCAGATCAAATCGGCCACAGATAATGTTGGTATGTTTGATCCTGATGATTCGGATATCAGGCATTCCGTGACAGAGGAGGAAGATACAGAATATCTTAATGCCGTAGAAACCGGTGACATGGAAACGGCACAGCGGATGGTGGATGAGGCGGCTGCATCAGCAATTCCGAACAGCGTTGTGCGCGACAAAGACGGGAATCTGCTTCGTATGCATCACGGCACAGACGCGGACTTCACCGTATTCGACCGGGACCATATTGGCCAGCGCGGTCGGTTTGAGGGCAGCGGATTCAACTTCACACCATATGACGGAAGAGCCAGAGGATACGGCAAGAATGTCCTTGGCGGATATCTCAATATCGAATCGCCTCTGTCCGCGACAAAGAAAACCATCAGCATCACAAAACTTGCAGACATCATTCGCAATGTAGATCCGACAGGAGACAACATCATTGCCAACTATGCGCGAGACACCAACGATTATGGCAGTAAATCTTTTGTTGAGCGTGAGGCAAGAACCACCGCCAGAGCAATCTGGAAGTGGGCGAACAACGACGTTGACATTTACTCCGAGATGTCTGCGGTAAGCCCAGATTCCGACAGTCTGATCGAGTATTTCTCCAACGCCGGTTATGATGGCGTGATCCATTACGACGAGGACGGAAGAATCAGAACCGCTGTGGCGTTTGACAGCAATCAGTTCAAACTCGCCGACCCCGTCACCTACGACGACTCCGGCAAACCCATCCCCCTCTCCGAACGCTTTAACCCGGAGAACAAGGATATCCGGTACAGCCAGACAGAGGAAGAAGATGCTGACTACATAAATGCGGTGGAAACTGGAGACACAAAAAGCGCAAAGAGAATGGTGGAGGATGCAGCAATCAGATGGGGAGCTGCAAAAGATCCCAGATACAAAAACGTTCCGCTGCATCTATATCATGGGACACCGAGGTTTGGATTCACGGAATTCAAAGACAGCGCTCATGAGACACCGTTTATCTATACTTCGACAAAAAGAGAAGTATCCGCTCACTATGCAGGGGATCAAAACTATGCTGGAGTACGCAAGATAGGTAGGAAGTATAGGAACGGGAACAATATCAATGATATTATCGAGAATGCAAAATGGGTTCTGGATTCCAAGTATCATGTAATGACAAATGAAGAAAAAGAAAACAGATACTCTGAAGTAAAAGAGACCGCAAGAAAGGTCTCCGAAAAAGTTCTTGAGCTTTACGAAAAGAACGATATGGAATTCCCGGAGGATATTTGGAATGCTATCAGTGTAATCACTTATGCGCCAGATGGAGTTTTAAGCAGCGACGTGGAATGGGAAATTGAACATCATGGTGCCACGTTATTTGATGTTGATCCAGAACAAAGAAAATCTATCGCGGAGGACCTTGATTCCTATTATGATAGAATAGATGAGCTAAGAAGAAAGGTACAAGAATACAAAAACGAAAATTGGAATTCACTCACTCCTGCAGCAAAGCAATTCCTAAGTTATGTAACGGGTTACGAGCTTGGGGATACGCTGATAGACATTCACTATTCCCTTGTACCGGCAATGACTGACGATACATATCTCATCAACGAAGCGGGCAATATCAACAAGCCGGAAGATCTCAAGGCGTCAATGGATAAATTCCATAACATTGGTGCATACGATTTGTTCGGAAATCTTGGCAACAATCCGTTTGAGTTCGACGCAAATGGCGCACAGTTCTGGGGAATCAAAGTGCCTGAGATTGGAGACGATTATTACAGCACAGACACCGTATCAAAATGGGCGCTTGATAATGGCTATACGTCTGTTATCATGCATAACATTTATGATTATGGTGATAAGGCAGACAATTATGTGTTCTTTGATTCGTCTCAGCTGAAGTCTGCGGATACCGTCACATATGACGACAATGGCGATGTAATTCCGCTGTCCGAGCGATTTAATGCAGAAAAATCAGATATGCGTTACAGCATATCTGAAGCGGAGGACGATATCGGATATCACGCGGGAGATCTTGGTAAAGCGGAATACCTTAGAACACAGGGGCGTGGCAGGGGAACAGGACACTTTGGCACAGGGACTTATTTCGTCGGAACGAAAGAAAAAGTAACCGAGGACAGTCATTACGGGAAACGCCCGCAACACGCAGTTGATTTCAGCGATTACAACCTATACAAAGTCAGGAATGACAGGGAAGGATACAGACTTCACGACGCGCTGCGAGAGATCGACGGTGGCCTGGATGAGACTTTTGTGAAGAAGGCAGCGGCTGGAGAATTCTTTGCGCTACGGTTTTCCGATATATACAATACAGCAAAGGAGAAATTTGGCGAAAGTCTTTACGGTCCAGACTATGAAAAAAACATGATTTCCGTTCTTACGGATTACGCGAAACAGAACGGCATCGAGATCCAGTCGAGAGAGGAGTACCTGAAGGATAGCGAGATTGACGAGGCGGACAAAGATTTCTATTATCTGGAGTACCTGAAGGAAACCGTGGAGAAAGCTGTAGACGAAGTGAACAATGAGTACGACAGGTTCCGTCGTGCCGTTGACAATCTTGAATTCTCGTTCCACTTTGATAGGCCGAAAATCATCAATGCGCTTAATGCGGTCCTTGATTATCAGAAGGCAACGCCTCGATACAGCAAAAGCGACAGCTATGCGACAGTATTCATGAAGGCAATGGGATATGATGGGATCGATGTGCGTGGAACGGGCCTGGACAATACAGGATACGGGAGTGTCATTTATGACATCAAGGATCACACTATCCGTTATAGCAAATCAGAGGACCTGCAACTGGAAGGTGATGCTGCGACAGACTTGGAGCAGAAAGGTTTTGGCGTCCAAGACGGGGCCGTGGCATACAATCTGACGACACTTGAGAACAGTGAAGTATGGAACGATCCTGGGAAAGTGGCTAAAGAAATTGCGGAAGCCATTGGAATCAGTGAGCGGAAAGCAAAGAAGTACATCAAGAGTCTCAGTAACATTGCATATGTCATTGCATCTGACAAGGAAAGACTGGACTACGCCAGTGCGCCGGGGCAGAGCGCATTCGTATCGAACACCGAGTATGGAGGATCCTTTGACTACACAACTCTCTGTACAAAGCGGAGATACATGACCGGGACCATTTCGGCCATTCAGAAAAACTTTGCCAAAAAGGGATTGACTGCGACAGAATTCCTCACCATTCGCAAGATGCTGGAGGACAGAGGCTATACCGTTAGCTGTCCGATGTGTTACGTCGAAGGTTCCAGGACCAAGATGGCAGAGTACGCGGAGGATTTCCAGGCAGAGTGGATGGCAAAGTATGGTGAGGCAGAAGCACCGACGATAAGCCAGCTGACGGACCCTGAACAGCTGGAGCAGCTCCGCGGAAACCAGCCGGAGATTTACGACGCATGGCGTGATTACCTGAAGCAATTCAACCAGCAGGCGCCAAAGATGTATTTTGCCAGGACTGCATATGATGGAGAGATCCTGAAGAAATTCAGAAGCGCAAAAGGAAAGGTCAATAAAGAAAACGTGCAGGCCAAGAATCTGGCCGGTGGCATCCGGTTCCAGAGCTTCAGTGATTTTGAAGCGGTGCATCTGCTTGACAATATGCAGGCCATTACCGACATGGCCCGCGTAGGATTGGCAGGGCAGGCATACACCAAGATGATCGATTACGTCATGTCAATGGGCGGCACCGGTCTCAAGATCAACATGAGTCTGGTGGCAAAAGGAATCGACAAGAACGGAAATCTGATTCTGGATGAGACAGGTGGTATGACCTGGGATGAAGTGGACCGGGCAAGGAACGCATATAGCCAGCCGGTCGAAGGAATGGACGAATTTACAAGGAAGGCGCTGCAGAGATCCTTCAGTCAAAATGTTGGCACCATCATCGTGGTATTCAATGACGCCCAGCTAAGAGCTGCAATGGCCGATGACAGGATAGACTTTATCATTCCGTATCATCACAGTCAGTGGGGAAAAGACCAGTATTATCAGATGGGAATGCCAAAGGGGACCCAGGACTATACCAATCAGCAGAACGAAAGTGTTTTCAAACCTGATGGAACAAAAGGCGGAAAGACAGAAAAGAATCTGCTGCCGAATGAATACTGGAATCCAAGACTGAGTGGCAAGAGAAATGCGGAGGAATATCTGAAGCTCTGCGCCCAAAAGCATATCGTGCCGAAGTTCTCCGCTGTCCTGCAGAATAACGGAGACGGGAGCTACAGCCTGCAGCCGAACGGAAGCACAGATGGATACTGGAAGCTCTTGTCCGATTACAAGATGTATGACAATGAGGGCAGGTTTGCACCACAGAATCCTGTGCAGCCTCTGTTCGATGACGCAGTGCTGGAGGATATTCTCAACCGGGAGGACGGAAGTCACAAGACATATCCAGTTGCGGAAGAAGTCGTGGAAGAATTCATGGCGCTGAAGGAACAAACCGGCGAAGGTGAGGATATCTTTGAAAAGTATGTTGATGAAAGAGAAGGAAAAGGAGCGGCAGAACGTCTAAGGCAGGAGTATAAGAAAGCTCAGAATGCAATTCCAGACGCTAAGACCAGAGGCCCATTGTGGCTAAAGGACCAGGCAGAGCAGGCGTCCAAGTTCTATCAAGACACGCAGGCGTCTATGACTGAGGAGGAGGAAGGACTGACACTGCCGGGACTGGAGGAGCAGGTAGAGAAAGTTACAAAGAAAAAGAAAAAGCCGGCGGCGCAGTCAAGACCTATCGAAGCACGCAAGTGGCTGAACAAACGCACGCTGGACAGATTCGGCGTGCGGGAAGGCAGTCGCCAATATGCGGCAGACCTTATGAGCAAGTACATGGACAAAGTGCTGGACAACGGACAAGTGACCGAGGAGGATACCTGGAACATCTTCAACGACCTGCTGTATGAGGGTCGCATTGATGTATTCCCGGATGATTACGACCAGGCCATGCGCGAGTTTGTCACTGGCGGAAAGATCCATGTTCCGAATTCTGTTAAGTCTGATTTCGGTGAAGACTACAATATCTGGAAAAAGCGGGCGTTTGCTGCCGGCCTTCTGCTCACGGACACCAGAACGATTTCCGATGCATCCACAAAGGGCATCGACACAATCTATGAGAATCTGCCGGGACATGATCCGCAGATGACGAGTCCAGAAGAACGGCTCAAGGCCATCATCAAGCTGGCAGAGAATGGCATGACCAAGCAGATGACGCTGCCGGATTACTGGACAGAGCAGCAGAAGATCAACGGCGAATCCATGTATGATGCTCAAGAAAGAATGTACCGGCAGTTTGACGCGGACGTTCGGACGTTTGCGGAAATGGCCGGCCTGGAAGTCAAGCTCAGAGACAGGACCGGCGTGAAGATCGCGCAGGAGCGGGAGCGATTCGGAGAAATCCGGGACAAGCAATTCCAGAAAATATCCGATGTCCGCAAGGAGGAGCGGGAGCGTTTCCGTGAGACCAGGCAGAAAGAGCGTGAGCGCCGGCAGATCAGTGAGCTGCAGCAGAAAACACTGAAGCAGCTGCAGTGGTTGAGCAAGAACCGATTCAGAGCGCCGGAAGAATTGCGCGGAACGTGGGACGAATTACTTGGAGACCTGGACATCTATGCAGTCCATGCCGCAAAAGAAACGCAGTATTCCAAGAAGTATGATTCCACATACCGGGATATTGTAAATATGTACAAAGAAGCAATGGCTTCAGATCCTAACTGGTTGCCCTCCAAAGAATTGGAACGGATCATGAAACGTGTTGATGGAGAGCATCTTGAGGACCTGGATATTGACCAACTGCGGAATCTGTACCAGGCAATCACTGGCCTGCGGACTGAATTCTACAATCGCAATAATGCGATAATGGAAAATGAAACTGCATTGTTCAGCGATATCTTTGACGAGACAAGGAAGCAGATGAGTGAACAGAAAGGTTATAAAGACCGGTTCCTCAGCAAGCTGCTGAATGAAGAAAGTCTCACGCCAATGAACGTACTCAGACGGATGGTAGGCTGGAACGGAAATAGCTCATGGGTGCAGCTGGCCAAACAGCTGGAGACCGGAGAACGTGCGATCCGGGATTACAAGGTGCGGGCAGAGAGACTGCTGGAAGATTTCCTGAACGAAAACAAGGACTGGTTCCGCAAGTCAGATGGTATTGGCAAGGGTGCGATTTGGTACGAAGTTGAAGTGCCGGAGTTCTTGGAATTCGGCAAAGGCAACAAGCCTATCTTTGGTGATACCATCAAGGTTTACATGACGCCGCTGCAGAAAGTGCAGATGTACCTGGAATCCAAAAACTATGACAACCTGCGCCATATGCTGGGTGGACGAACCTTTGCAGACAAAGCTCTGTACGAAAAGGGCGAACGTGCCAGGGCGTTTGCAGCTGGCAAGACCATCAAGCTGGCGCCGGAAACCGTCAGGTATCTTGTCAAAGATCTTACGCCAACGGAAATGAAGCTGGCGAAGCTGCTTGAGAATTACTACAATGACTGGAGTAAGAGCAGGATCAACGAGGTATCCAACAAGCTGTACGGTTATGACAAGGCCATGAATGCAAACTATGCGCCTATCCTTACCAACCAAAACTATGTAGGCAAGGAGCTGGGCGTGGGGGACCAGACCGCAGCCGGCGTAGGAAACATGAAGGCCAGAATCTATTCCAAGAATCCGTCGTATAATGTCAGTGCCATTGAAGCGTTTGAGCGGAGCGTAGACCAGACCGGCAAGTTTGTAGGTTTGGCAATCGCAGAACGCAACTGGAAAACGCTGCTTAACTGGCAGGTAAAGAACAACTCTATGCGGGATGTCATCACGCATAAGTGGGACAAGCAGGGACTGGACTACATTGAGAATTTGATTGAAACTATGCAGGGCCACAGGACCCGTGACGGAAAGCTGGTGCTTGGCGAATCGACGAACAAACTCCTGAGCAATTACATCAGCGCAGTCTTTGGATCCAATCCGGGCATCGTGCTGAAGCAGGCGGCATCACTGCCACAGTTTGCTGCAGTGCTTGGCTGGACAACGGCACCGAATCCAAAACAGTACTTGAAGGTGAACACCGATCTCATCAACATCTACACATCCGACCTGGCGTACAGGCAGATGGGATATGCGACACCTGAGACCGCACAGCTGAAGAACAATCCCGGTCTGCTTCAGAGGAACAAAGCTCTCAACTTTGTGTTCGGCGGCGGGGCCATCACAGCAATGGATGCTGCTACAGTCAAACGAGGCTGGGCATGGTCGGAGAATTATGTAAAGCGCAACTTCCCTGACCTGGCAAAAGGAACCGACGCACAGATCCGTAATGGTGAAAGTGACTTCTACAAAAAGGTGGCCGAAGTGTTCAATGATGCCGTATCGACAACGCAGCCTATGTACGACGAAATGCACCGGCCATATATCATGAAGGAAGCCAAAGGCGTGGCCAGAGCTTTCACGATGTTCAAGACTGTACCGCTGCAGCAGTACAATACGATCCGCAGAATGTGGGGCGAATACTCAGCTGCTGCCACGGCATACAACGAGAACCAGACTGCTGAGAACAAAGCTACATTGAAGCGGGCCGCATGGGGTGCAGCCAACTCCATCACGGCAACACTTGGTTCTGTGCTGATGCTGGAGATCGTCGAGCTGGGTAATGCTATGCTCAAGAACAAGGGCAAGAAGTACAGAGACAAAGACGACGAGCTGACAGCAGAATCCATCGGAACGCAGGCAGCAATCAATGCAGCAGAGGATTTCGCAGGCATGGTGCCGGCAGGAAAAGAGCTTGCACAATTCCTGGAGAATCTGTTCCTGCACAAAAAGTGGTATGGCATTGAGATTCCGGGAGGCCAGCAATTGAATGACTTTATTGATACGATCAATGAAGTCTGGCAGACAACAGCAGGATTTGCAACGGGACTTGCCGATGTCATCAAGAACGATGAGGATTGGACGGAATTCATCAAGCGCCATAAGGCGGAATACGCAAGCGCCATCAAGAAGCTGGTGCAGAAAACCGGAATGTATTTCGGTGGCCTGCCGCTGGAGAACCTGGAGAAGTACATCATGGGTGGACTTCAGTATGCCTCCCCTGATCTTGCCCAGGCAGTCGAGAACGTATTCAGCGATAAGAACAGGAACACGTTGAAGGGAAAAACCGGGAAGCAGCTGGAACAGGGCGTGCGTGATATCTTCAAGGCAAGAGGAATTGATCTCAATGATGAAGCGCTGCAGGCTATAACGTCCATCTACCAAGGAGGAGATACTTCCAAGTCTCTGTATGACGAACGCGGATTTGAGAGGACACCGTATGGAGCGGAGCTTTATGCCAGTGCTGCCAATTACTATGCAGTGCCGGCGAAAACACCGACATCGATCACGGTGAGCGGAGAATCTGTGAGTTTGTCTGAGGCGGAACAGCAGAAGTGGGAGCGCGAATGGGCAAAGATCGGCAAGCAGATAAACAGCCTGGTGAAGTCTACAGCATGGAAGAACGCAGACCAGGACGAGCGTTTTGATATGCTGAATCAGTTGTATGATCTGGCAAAAGAAAAGGCAAACAAAGCTGTCAATCGTTATTACGAAGAAAAGGATTGGGTCGAAAAAGCTGATGCCATTATTGAAGCGGGTGCGTCTCCGTATCAGGCAGCAAGCTGGCTTGCAAGATCCAAGAACAAGAGCAATGCAGAAAAGTTTGCCATGATTGCAGGAGAGAAGCTGCGCGATAAAGAGAAGGAAGCAATCTTCGGCAACATTGTCGGCACCGACATGGAAACTGAAGAAGGCAATCCTACCAGATGGGCAGACTATCAAACGGTAAAGAAGCTGGGCGGGACTATCGATCAGTACGCCACATGGTTGTCCGAGACATCAGGCATGAAGGCTTCCGAGAAGTGGGAGCATCTGGCAAAGACCGACCTGAATCCGATGGTCAAGATTGGTATCATCATTGGAGATACCGGCACAGAAGTGGAGACCGCATCCGGAAATGAAACGCAGTTTGCAAAAATGGTCCGGTTGATTGACAACGGTCTGGCAGTAAATGATTACTGCACGCTGCGTTCTGAGTATGCTCTGGAGATCTACGATAAGATCTGCAAGCAGGGCATTGATCCGACGCAGGCAGTGGAGACAGCAAGAATCGTCCGCGTGGTAAAGAATGATCTTGGCCCAAGCGCAACGGTTCTGGATTACTGCGAATCAGTCACGGCAAACGTGCCGGGGACAGAGAAGCAGATGAATGCGCTGGCCGGCATCATGCCGAGCGCAGAGTACACCAAGCTGCGGACCGGCGTAGATCTTGGAGTCGAACCGAAGTATTACTTCATTGCCAAGCGAAACGCAAAGATGGTGGACGATAACGGAAGCATCAACCAGGATGAAGCGACAGCTGCCGTGTCACAGCTCAACTGCAGTAATGAGCAGAAGGCCATCCTCTGGCAGATGTTCAATAAGAGCTGGAAGGCAAAGAAGAATCCGTTCTCATCCAGCATAGGCCAGAGCATCTATGATGCCATGCACGCAGAACCGACAGAGACAGATGACACCTACGATCCCTACGCATTGTCACTTCCAGAATAAGAAAAAGCGGCCCCGGACATCCGGGGCCGCTGACTTCTTTTGTGTAGCAGAAGTGCAACAAAATTAAAATCGCAAACATTTCCATAAAGAAAACGCCGCGTTTACCATGAAACACGGCGTTTTTGTGGAGCTGCTGGGCAGATTCGAACTGCCGACCTCATCCTTACCAAGCATTTTGAAAAGAAATAAGTCAGCATTATATTGAAATAACATGAAATAAAGATATAAATATGCTACGTTATACCACAATAATACAGGCAGTGCGAAGCAGAAAAAAGACAAAGTGCAACAAAAGTGCATCAGAGTTTAACCTTCATGGCCTCCTGGAGAAGCAGGGCGCTGCTCTGATGGGCGTACACGTCAACGGTAGTGGTATAACTTGAGTGACCTAAAATCTCCTTGAGCGCTTCGGGACGGACACCAGAAGCGACAGCTGCGGTGGCATAGGCGTGGCGCGCTTTATGTGGCGTCAACGCTCTGGAGATTCCGAGCGCATCCAGCATAGGATAATAATCCCGGTTGCGGTAATTCTCTGCACGTTTCTGACCGGCATATCCATCAATGAGGAGCGGGGCATTCTTTTCTTTTGCAGCGGAAAGCATTTCTCTATAGGCAACCAGGCCAATAGGAGAGACCGGAATGACACGCCGGACACCGGCATCTGATTTGGATCCTGAGATAAAATAATCGTCAGTGCAATCCTCTGTCCTGGCAGAGAACAATTCATTGATTCGGCATCCAGTACCGAGAAGTATAAGAGCGACGGGCCTTGCAATATGATCGCATTCCTGAATAGCTTTGATATCCGCAGGAGTAAAGACCTGCGGTTTTTTCTTTTTGTCAGGACGGACCACAAGCGATTCGGCAAGGTTCGTGGAAACGATTCCGTCAACAATCGCCCATTTATAAAGCTGACTAAAGAGCTGCTTGACTTTGGCTGCGGTTGATTCCGACAGGCCGCGTTCGTGGATTTCAAGAAGCACAGCCTGGAGATCTGTTCGCTTCAGATTGCGAAAAGTTTTATTGTACAAATGCTTGCAATAGGTATATGCTGTAGCATAGCTGTCCATTCCGGTGGTACCGGTACCGCGTGCCTGGGAGCGGGATTCCAATAGGAGAGTATGTTCCGGCCTCCATGCATCATATACTTGAGAGAATGTCCAATTGAATCTATCAGTAAGATCCTGACCAGCAAGACGAGACAAGGCAAGCTCTGCCTCCCGGACAGTCGCAAAGGTACCAATACATATGCCATTCATTCTGGCAAGATATGGTCGCGCACGTCGGCCAGAGAGCTTTGATATATTACCGGATCCTGATGTGCGTCGTTTACGCGAACGGACAGGAACCTGGCGCCGGCCACACCAGCAGCAGAATGGAGCATTGTCTGGTATTTCTTTATTGCATTTCAGACAGAACATATTTATCACCAATTCAATAATATCGTTATTTAAATACGATTGTCAATGGCAAATTAAAAATGGAAGGAGGAAAAACAATGGAAGGCCGTGAGGCCATGATCCAGATGATACTGCAGGCGCTTCGAATTGCGTCAGATGCCGTTCTGGTATTTGTATATCATGTGGTAATTAAATGAGAAAAACCCCGTGAGGTTTATTCCTCACGGGGTTTTTCTGCGTCCAGGGATTCTGACACGGACCGGACAATGGTTTCAAGCACCTGCCATTCAGGACCATCTGGATCAAAGCGAAGGAGTGCAGTGATCAATTCACGCCGGAAATCCATTGGCCGATTGAGCAATCGCGTTCGCACAAGCTCTCCAAGCTCTGCGTCCTGGTCGGTAGCAAGGAAAGGATCTCCTTCGCCTGTCCGCAGCCAGACCTCGTTGGCACCGAATTCACGGCAGATGGAGCGAATGGTTTGTTCACTTGGATTACTTCGTCCACTTTCGATAGTGGAAACAGAGGATTTGGTAATGCCAATCCTTTCACCGAATTCAGCGCCTGTAAGAGAAAGAGCTTTTCTGAGATTTTTGATGCGCTCATTCATAGACATTCCTCCTTCACGAACAGCATAGCAGAAAATAGTAAGACTGTCAAACTATTTTTTGCAAAATGGCTTGACAAAGTACGATTGCCGTACTACAATAGAGGCAGGAGTACGGTTATCAAACCAGATGTGACTGAAAGGAGAACAAAAATGAAATATGCAGAAGTGACTTATATGGTTGATGGTGACAACTATATTCATGGAGCAATTTATTACGGCGTTACCGATACACTTGAAGCGGCCAATCGTTTTCTGAAGGAATTTCCCAATAAGAAAGACGTGGCAATTCATGTGAAGATTCATAGATAACGAGACAGGAGGGAGAAATATGAGCGAACAGACAAAGCAGATCCTTGAGCAGATTGAGAAACTGCCGCCTGAAGCGCAGGACGCGATTCTGCAGCAGGTGCGGGGAGCAGTCTTAATGATGGAAGTAGCGCAGAGGACTGCGTGAAAAGAGGGCCGGGTGTACTCCCGGCCCATATGTTATCTGTTATCGAAAGGAGTTTAAGAAATGGCAATCCAAATCGGAGACCGCGTGCGATTCACAGATGAAAGAAAACACCTTCAGGAACCAAACTGGTACCCACCAGTAGGGACCATCGGCACAGTGTATGACATTGATAAGGATGGGGACCTTTGGGTAGAGTGGAAGTCTGCGCTGGGAGACGGGATGAAGATCGGATGCACAATGGAAAGATTCGTGGAGAAAGTAGAGGAGGACACATGAAAATCACAGTGACTGCAACAGAAGCAGCGAAGATGCTGCGGAAGGCTGGCATGAGGATCAGCACAAAGCGTCTGGTTGACGGGATCGAAAAAGGTGAATATCCATTCGGCAAAGTCATCAGCACAGGACCGAACGGCAGAAGGACCGTAGAAATCTATCAGGTGCAGTTGATTGCATGGATCGATTACATGCAGGGATTTCCTGATCACTACGAAGCAAAGGCAACGGAGGTGCCGGCATGATTCAGAATGAAGCAGTAGAGAATAGCATGGCGAAGCTGAGGAAGAAACTGGAGGAACGTGGAATGGTTTTTCAGTTTCTGGTTGGAGCGCCATTGCAGCTCATTGTGAAGCGGGATGACACGCAGAAATCCATGCTGGATGACGATGATATGGTCATCGTTTTGACAATGGAAACGTGGGGAGACATCCGGTATATGTTCCAGGGATGTGACAATTATTCCATCCCGGAGGACTTGCTTCGGATTATCAAGGCAGGATTCAAAAAGATCGCGGGAGATTATCTGATGCTGCGGCATTATTTAGATATCGCCACAGAGGAAGGGAGGAGACAGGAATGACACATGGAGTTTTTGCTCAGGCAATCCGGGATGCATTCGTGTTCATGGAAATGATGATTGGGATCCCAGGAGCAATCGGCTTCATTTTCGTTCGCAAACTGAGAAAATAAAAATGGGACTTGAAATACGACCGTGTAAGCTACGGGATGCGAACAATTATGTAGCACAGCATCACAGGCATAATCAACCTACCAACGGCCATAAATTTAGCGTTGCTTGTTATGACGGGGAAAGGTTATGTGGCGTGGCGATTGCTGGGCAACCTGTTGCCAGATTGATGGATGACGGATACACAATTGAGATCCGACGAGTATGCACAGACGGGACGCGGAACGCATGCTCCATTCTTTACGCAGCCTGCGTAAGAGCTGCAAAGGCATTAGGGTATCACAAAGTGATAACCTACACACTGCAGACGGAACCAGGGACATCTGTCAAGGCCGCTGGGTTTCAACTTGCTTGTGAAAATTGTGGGGGGGGTTGGGATAGACCATCACGACCACGCGAAAACGAGCAGATAACTATGTTTGGAATTGTAAAAAAATATTCTGAAGGACCAAAAAACAGATGGGAGAAGTTATTGAAATGAAATTCCTGATTGTGATTTTGTTTGCAGTGATAGGACTTCTGGCTGGAGAAGTCTATGTGCAATACAAGCAGAAGAAAAAATGGAAGGCCAGCGCAATGGGCAACGCCCATGCCCGCCATGCAATGTACAAGGACCTGCGGGAGCAGGGAAATCTCATCAATAAGAATGCTGCAATGAACATCAAGAGACTGGAGGCAGAGAATCAAGACCTGCGGGACGCATTGCAACGGCAGAGGAATTTGAACAGAAGCATGATGCGGAAGATGGATAGGAGGCAGAACAATGATGCGGGAGATTGACTGCATTATCTGCGGAGACAAGTACATGGGAACAGACCGCAGCAAATTCTGCCCGGCTTGCCGCAGAGAACGGCAAAGGAAGTGGGCGATCGACAATAAGATCTGCTATGCAGGTGCAAGAGCAAGGTGGAATAAGAAAGGAGTAACGGCATGAAAATGGAAAGACTGTCAACCATTCAGAAAAACGGAAGGCTAAACGATATATATGCGATTGGGGACATTGGACCAGGCGGCGCAAAACATGAATATGCGATTGTAACCCAGCAAGACCAATGTGTTTGCAGGATCCATTTCCAGAAAGGACCAAGAGAAGATGAGACTTCTGTAGAAGGAGCGTGCGATCAGGACCTGCTGGAAATTGTGCGGGACAGACTGCGGGGATTTGTAAATGGAGATATGCCAACGCGGGAGACAGCAATCGCGTTAACGCATGTCGAGGAGGCATTACTATGGCTGAACAAGAGAATCGAGGACCGCATCGAACGTGGAGTGCTTGGCACAATGGAAAAATGATACAAAAGAAAAAGAAAAGTCCATGTGCATCCTGTTCCGAGGCATATGAAACTGAATGGCCAAATGCTCTGGCAATATATTGTGGAGCTGTACCGGCAGGAGAAAGGTGCCTCATTGAAACGCAGAGGCTAAAGAATCCACGCGGAGCAATTCATATGATAACAGCCGGCCCATTGCCGGCCTGTCCAAAGATTAAGAGGTAAAGATATGCTTTTAAGAATTGTGATTGAGGCCCAGGGAGAAGATGCCCAGGGGATCAAAGAGGACTTGGCAATGGCGTTGGAGCGGGCCGGCCCTGCCCGCGTCGTGGAAGTGGCGCCAATATATAGGCAGCAGAGCATGTTCCGCAGACAGGAAACTGGAGATCCGTGGGAACGAGCCGACGCTGCATTTAAAAAAATTATGGAGGAAATAAAAAAATGAAAGAAGCTCTGGCTGTAGTAATACTCACGCTGGCTGTAATCATTGCAGCTTTGATTGGAAAGTACAAGGATCTGAAGAAAGCATTCCGGGACGCGGTCGGATTTATCGCAGATAAAGACAACAAGATTGACAATTTGGAAGCTGCTTTAAGAAGTACGCACGCGGAGAAAGTGTGGTGGATGCAAAGGGCGCAGGGCAAAGCAAATATTAAATTCAATACGGTAGAAGCAGAACCGATACATATCAGAATAAAACAACAAGTGTCTGAATATGAGGTGGAAGATAGACCGGACTGGAGAATTAGGCACGTTGAATGTATGCTACAACTTATTTTTAGAGAGGCAAGGAAATACATCATCATCAAAGAAAAACAGAATAGTAACGGAGATATGGTATTAAGCGGAGAACTGCGTGTGCTGGATATGAAAGGGCAAATGTATGAAGAAGTTGTTTGATGACTTGAGCAAGGAAGAAAAAGGTGTACTTATTCGGAAGCTGAACTTCAGAATGGCATATGCCTGGTGGAAGTGGAGGAATAAAAAGAAATGAATGCTTATGGAAAATTCATGGAAGGTGTATGCAAGGCAGTGGCAGGGTTTGAACCTGAGACTATTGTTGTTGCATTGATCTGTTCAGACGGGAAAACAATGACCTGCTATTTCGGAGCAAATTCGTTTGAGAAATTACTGGCAGCTGCTGTCATTCAGAGCGATGCCATATCAGAATATACGATCATGAAAGAACAGAAAAGGGAGGAAAAGCATCATGATGAATCAGGTATCAATTGAAGGAAAGGTAACCGGGGAACCTAAGTTTGATATAACAGACAAGGGCATTAATATGGTGCTGTTCCACCTGGCGTGCGAACAGGATAGCACAGACTATACCGATGTGTTTCCATGTGTGGCCTACGACAAGTCTGCAAAGAATCTGGCTGGAATCTATGATGGGGAACCCATCAGTGTAGTGGGCCGGCTGCGGACGAGCAGGATCGTAGAGGAAGATGGGACACAAAGAGTAAACACGCAGATCCGCGTGGCCAGGGCATACAGAATCGGTGGTATGGCATGAATGCATATCCGAGGAAATATGACATGGTAGACCTGCTGATGCCGGCCTGTGAGAAGATGGGATATGGAGTACACTACGGAGACTTCATTGCCAATACAACTCCAGAGGAAAGGCAGAAGCTGGCTGAGAAGGAACGCAGACGCCGGGAGCGCAAACGGAGACGGGAGGAAGAACGTCTTGAAAAGGAAAACGCAAAATAGATATTGCGCGATCTGCGGACGGAATGGTATGGGAGACCCGCTGGAGAGGCATCACATCTTCGGCGGGCCATACCGCAGGAAGTCTGAGAAGTATGGCCTTACAGTTTACCTATGCGGGAAACGGTGCCATCGTGAGGGGCCTGATGCTGTCCACAAGAATGCAGAGACATCCGAGAAGCTGAAAGCTGCCGCACAGAAAAAGGTCATGAAAGAACAGGAATGGGACGTGGAGCGGTTCATCATGGAGTTTGGGAGGAATTACTTATGAGGAGCATAGTTGGTGACGTGATAGAGATCCCGGTGACTGCAGGGCATAGGCTTTGCAATATCTGCGAGGAAGAAATGTCCGAGTGGTTTGAGATTATTTCTATTCCGGGAATGTCCATTGATGGAGATAGAGAAGAAGTGAAAAAGATACTTGCCAGGGCATTCACCATGCAGCTATGCGTGAAGTGCCAGTACAAGATGCTGCAGCCATTTATGGCCGAGGATATCTTCAAAGACATGGTGGCGATGAAAGGACCCGGCCAGGAAGAAGGGAGCGGGACGGATGAGAAAGGATAAATACATCCGAGTGTCTACCGCAATGGGAGTGGTGCTGACCGGAGGTTGCGGAGAGTGCAAGATGCAAAGGCCCGTCGCAAGGCCGAAGCGGAGCGGGACAGATGTTTAATTTTAAACCTTGTCCGAGTTGCCACATTACACACAGGCCGTATTTGTTTTACGGCAGACGCTTTGGTGGTTGGCGTTCAGCACTCCAGTGTTCTCATGCAAGCTGTGATTTTGTGGTCAAAGCGTGGGGACTGACTCTTGAAGGTGCGAAGCGCAGAGCAGTTAAAAAGTGGAACAGGAGAGCAGAAGGGAGCGGAACATGACATACGAAGAATTCAAGAAACACGCTGAACATGAAATTGATGCGGCAATTCTCACAGAGAAGAACCGACTTTTGAACCTTGTCAATTTTGCATGGGGAGAGGGAAAAAGACACGCCGAAGTAGAAGCGTTAAGTGCAATTCTCAAGGAAGCTCTCGATGCAAGGGAAGGGAGCAACACATGAATGACTACACATACTGCTCTGACTGGAGAGAGACTTGCCCCAAGTCTTGCTTCAGAGCGGAGATTACAGACAATATGCGGCCATTGAAAGTTGGCGAGGAATATTCCTTCGCACATTTCAAAGGCACTGACGAGTGCGTTCTGACGCATGGAGACATCATCAGAAGGATGTCGAACAACGAGATTGCAACGCTGTTGTATTGCGTTCACAAGGATGCGAGGGCGGTCTATACCGGTGAACAACGAAGGTATATGTACCCTTCCAATGGGGCAGACTGGAAGGAATGGGTGAACCGAAGCGGACGGTATTCGCAGAAAGGAGAAACACCATGAGCATGATCCAGTATATGCTTGACGAGCTACACGGGACTTTTGAAGAGAACTACTTTCCGGGAAACATTTTTTATAAAGGACCGAAAGGCAAGGAGACCGAAAAAGAAGGAGAGGAGGAAACATGAGCAGGACAAGCAATAAATACTTTGACACTGAGCAATGCCCGCGCTGCAAAAGCCGGAGAGTTGAGGTACATGATGAACCGGGAGACATTCCGTATTATGAGTGCTTGGACTGCGGGATCTGCTGGGATGGCAGCGAAACACCGGAGAATGTAGTCAGGCCATACGGAGACATTCAGAGATAAAAGATTGAAACAGGGGAGTGCCTGGCGCTCCCATGTTTGAGTCTTTTATACATATTAAATTCGCGCACGCGCGTGCGCGAATGCAGCCTTGTAAGGCATCATAAGTTATGGACATGGCAGGAGATAGAATGGGAACAATGTACGGGTGCTTCAAGTGAGCGCATCCGTACATCCGCTGGATGGACGGGAGGATACCATGCGAAAGTACAGAGGCAGGACATTCATACGCGAGAGGGTCCATGTGTGCGGAGACTACCTGGACACTGAAGTATATCCAGTCTATCAGCAGGCCGGCAAGAGAAGAAAGAAGTGTAAACCGACAACAGAGATTCAGGCAAAGCTCAATCAGAAGAATGCAGAGCGTCGGTTGATCCGGCTGGTCCATGCCAACTTCAACGAGAAAGACCTGGCCATTGGCCTGAGCTATGACCAAGATCATCTGCCTGAGTCCGTGGATGCGGCTAAAAAAGAATTGCAGAAATTCCTCCGTTCACTCAGAGCGGAGTACAAGAAGCATGGAAAAGAACTGAAGTATATCTCAACAACGGAAAAGGGAAAGACTACAAACCGGATTCACCATCATCTGATCCTTTCAGGTGGTGTAGATCGTGATGCAATCGAAAAGCTGTGGGGCCGTGGGTATGCGAACACAAAGCGGCTGCAGTTTGGTAAGACAGGCGTAGCTGGACTGGCCGTGTATATGGTGAAGGGGCAGATCGATTATCGTCGATACAACTGCTCCCGGAATCTGCTGCGGCCTGTGCCTGCAGAGTATGACGGAAGGATGGGAATAAAAGACCAGCTGGAGTTGGCAGACATGGTAGAGAAGGGAACCATCTACGCAGAAATGGAGCGGGTATATCCTGACTTCATCTGCGTAGAAGCGGAATGTACCAGGAACGAAGTAAATGGAGGGACGTACATCAGGATCTTTATGAGGAGGCGACGAGAATAAAAACGGAAGTCATATTCAGTAGCAAAGGAATGTCATGGGAAACACCGCAAGCTCTGTTTGATGAGCTGGACCGGGAGTTTCACTTTACGCTGGACGTGGCTGCAGATAGAGACAATGCTAAGTGTGAAAAATATTTCACGGCACAGGATGACGGTCTCCGTCAAAGCTGGGGAGGTGAAAGAGTCTGGCTGAATCCTCCGTATGGCCGTGGGATAAAGAAATGGATGCGTAAGGCATATCAAGAAGGGCAGAAACCGGGAACGATAATCGTCGCCCTTGTGTTCGCCAGGACGGACACAGAATGGTTTCATGAGTACGTTTATCACAAAGCTGAGATCAGATTCCTCCGAGGAAGACTGCGATTTGGAAATGCAGAGAACAATGCGCCGGCACCGTCGATGCTTATCATATGGCGCGGACCGTCAAAGTGAGGGAACGATTATGGGCAAGAAGAAATTCAAGTGTGAATTGTACACCAACGAGGACAATTGTCCAACACAGGGGGCCTGCTCTGAATGCGGATGGAATCCAAAGGTTCATGCGGAGCGGGTGGATGAGCTGCGCCGGAAGGCAATACAGGGGGAGAGGATTCATGTTTCGGTACAAAAGCGGGATTCGCGTTCATTATAATCGCCAGGGGTATATCTATTTTGCATCACGATTGTACAGTGAAATGCCTCCTGATGCACAGAAAAAGATAGAGAAGCTATGCTATGATGCAGCCGGACCACAGTATTGCTGCGCCCTTCTGGAGTTTGTCAGCACAGATGCGGATGCAACATACATAGAACGCAAGCACCATCTGTCCAGGAGTACACTGTACAGATGCGTGCGACAATATTACGAACGTTTTCCAAGAAAGCTATAGATCGAGAGGACCATGCCGGTCCTCTCTTTTTTTATGTTGGCACGTCGTAACATAGTAATTATGTTAACCTATGGGCGAAAATCGAGTTAACATAATTTTTTCCACCGAAAACGCGGGTGTGCGTGCGAACAACAGAAATCGTGCGCCCATGCGCGGGAACATCTATGTCGGCACACATAATTTACGGAGATTTGTTGGAGGCGTCATGAAGAAAAAGGACAATGAGAAGCTGCGAAA